AGGTTTTCGTTGTCGTCGCCTTCGTTGACCTTGGAGGAATCGCCGTAGGTCGCTTCGAGTTCGTCTTCCGGAATCCATTCCACGATCTTGAATACCGGGTAGAACTTCTTGCCGATCTTCTTGTCCTTCGGCATGTACGAGCCCTTGGAGAACTCCACGATCGGCACACAACCGGGATTGTTCTTGTATTCCCGGCTGTACTGCTTCACGAGATCGCCGAGCGGGCGCATGGCCGACTTCGTGGACGTCTTGTAGGTGATCTCGATGCCGTCGTGATCCTCGCCGAGCAGTCGGAAGTCGATGGCGAACTGCGCCGACCAGCCGTCTTCGGAACCGTCAGCGTTCTTCTGATACGGGCCGTGGTCGGTCAGGGTGTTTTCGAGCGGCGGCGGTCCCTGAATGATCTGGACCATGATCTCTTCGACCACTTCCGATTCCTTCCAGCAGATGAAGCCACGACGGGCACCGGCGACATTCGCCGCCATGCGTTCGTTCTGGTCGATCTCGGTCGCCGCCGAGCCGTAGGTAAATTCGCCGCTGTTGCCGTTGAACTTGGCATAGACGGAGTTGCCTCCTGCCATGTCATCGCCGGCCATCGCGAACGGATCGTAGGCGGATTCCTGCGCCAGTTCGGTCCGGCTCCGCGTTGCTACTGCATTTCCCATGAGTATCCTCTTTTGTTAAGGGAATCTTGACACTATTGCCAAGAATTTGGTTACAAATCTTCTTCCGTCATGTCCTTGTAGGTGACGCGAAGCACTTCGAACGGGTTACCCTGAGTCATATACTGTTCAGGATCGATCCCATCATCCACCAACGCCTGCTTGGAGAGCGTCTTACGGCCGGACTGCATCGAATAACTGATCGACCAGCCCAAGTCCTTGTCCTTTGCTTTGTTCTGCCCGAACTCGCGGAGGACTTCCTTGATCTCTTCATTGACGCGATCGACTTCCTTCTTGGCCGCTTCCATGGTCTTCTTGGCCACACGCTTTCGATCCATGAGACTCATGTTCGAGTCGCGCGGCGCGGTGTTGAGTGCTTCGAGAAGATCGGGACGGGTTTCGCCGCCCTTCGCCGGTGCTCCCGGCATGGTTCGCTGCATATCCACAAGGCAGGTGCCTTGGAACGGGCAGTATTGGCAGGTGCCGTCGATGACACCTTCGCGCTGGAGCTTGCCGGGGTCCGTCGTCTTGAACACCAGCTTGGCGCGATCCTTGGCGACCTTGAACTTCTTCTCATCGAAACGGACGATGAAGACTTCGATGTCGTCAAGGAAGGAAGCGTTGATATAGAGGATCACAGCATAGTTCGGCTTGAACGCAGTGTTCTCGCGCATGAGGCCCATCTGGATTTGGACCTGACCATGGTGGATGGACTTCTCCTCGGACAGATCGACGCGAGGGTCGATCGACTTGACTTCGAGCATGAAGCAATCGTTGCCGAGATCGGAGACGCCATATTTCGCGAGCGCATTTCGAGAAACGCCGCGCACAAGTCCGTCAGGAGTAACCGAGAGACCGCCCGGCTCCTCGCCGATGACATTTCCGTCTGCATCATGCTTGTCCACCATCGTCGTCTTGTCGAAGAGCGTGATCTGTGTCGCGCCGGCCATCATGAATTCGAAATCGTAGTTGTCCGCCGCCCATTCCATGGCTGGGACAACCAGATGATTTTCGATGATGTCGCCGCGCCGCAATGCGCCCCAAGACTCTTCGTAATCAACGTCGTAGGGGATGCCGTTGCGCTTATACCACGCCTTCCGCAAGCAGCCGAAAGCTTCCGAGCCGCCGAGCGTCTTCTTACGATCGTGTCCCCACGCCTTTTGCGTGTCGGCAACCCAACCGTCGAACATACGCCTGAAATCCAAGGGTTCCTTGGTAGATTTTGTAACCGTAGCCACTTAACAAATCTCGCTTTTCGCTTAACATTTTTCGAGGGACGGTGATGGGCGCTGTCGCGCATGATCACCTAACGATCCCCTTAGACCGGCAGATTGGTGCCTGCTTTCCCTACTGCTCGGGAGCGTCCGTCGAGCACCTTCGGACCCGTTATTCAGGGAGCGTGATAAGTCTCTGATTCAGCATTTCGATCAAAATACGGGCACAAGCCCGGCAGTCCACGATGGCGCTGTGCGCGCCGTCGAGTTCTTCATCGAAGAAGAATTTCACGCACTCGATCAGCTTCGGCCATTTGAAGTCGTTCGCATGCAGCGGACGTTTTCCCTTCTTCTTGACGATCGGCGTAGCGGCTCGCATCGTGCAGAATTCCGGCTTTCCTTCAAATGGATTGAAGACTTCCTCACCTTTTGCGAGACATACCATTGCCACCGCCCGCTCCATGACGATCTTATCGAACACGATGTTGTGCGCGATGACGATGTCGGCGACGTCCATCAGATCGAGAAAGAGATTGACGGCGGTATCGAGGTTGATGCCGACCTTCTTGGCAATCCCTGTCGAGATGCCATGCACGAGTGCGGCTTCCTGCGGAATCTCCCAACTCGACGGATAGATGATCGTGTCCAATGCCGCATATTCGCGGCCGGTTTCAAGATCGACCAGCAGCAAACCAAGCTGTGCAAGCTTGGGCTGGAGAGGGGACACGGATGGCTCCTTGAACGCGGCGAGGCCGGTGGTTTCCGTGTCGAACACGAGGGCAATTGTCATGTCGGGAGAGTTCCTTTCGGTGCATTCTGTCTAGTTTATCTTAACAACGCTGTCAAGAAAAAATTAACCATATTTGTTAGAGATTGCCGCCGCAGAGCGGATGGCCGGTGTTCGGAATGAGGCCAACGGCGATGTCATCCCAAATCTGGACGCACTTGTAGTCTTTCTCATTGGTGACTTCGAGACGCGGGAGACCGCACTCTTTTTCAAGCCAATCCTGAATACGATGGATCACCTTTTGGCGCATGTGATTGGCAGAAAAAGACCCGTCAGTGGATACACGGGCGGTGAAAATCCGAACTTCAATGCCAGTGGAAATCCAATACTTGATGCGCGCCACCATTGGCGCGAGAGGATGACCGATCACGAGCGGGTCGTATGGAATCGCCTTATCCCGATATGCCAGAGAGCCGTCCAAGTCGACTCCAATCCAGCCCCAAGTCCCGTTATGTAGTGACATTCTTTGCTCCATATTTGATTTCCATCTTGCAAATTGCGAGGATGGAGAGTTCGTGATCCGTGGAGAAGCCACGCACTTTCGCGATGGCTTCAGCCAGTTTGAGTTCGTCATCCTCCGACGTACAGGCGTTGAGCGCTGGCCGGCGGATTGTCTCAACCAATTGAAGATTGGTTTCAGATGGCTCGATATTTTCGAGTAACATCATGTAGAAGGGTAGTTTCTCGCTCATGTCAGAGCCGGATGAAGGTGACGGTGCGGGCGGCGACGTGGCTGCGAACAAGTCCAACCTGCTCGAAATGCATCAGCAGTTTGATGCGCTCTTCATCGGTGTTGTCGAGCACGATCTTGCCGAGACTGAAGATCGAGGCGATGTCTGATGCAATATTGGCGACAACCTCATCAATGCGTTCAGCGATGGTTCCTTTGTTGGGCATTCCCATAGTTTTGTTCCAATTCTGGTTTAATTTCAGCCGAAGGCCCAATAAAGGAGCAGTCCGATCAGGCCGAGGAAAGCCCCGAAGATCGAGATGACGCCGACAACCGCAAGCCAAAACATCCCGCGAAGTACGCTGCCCAAGGCGTCAAGATATTGTGTACTGAACATCAGATCACCACCAGTTGGACGGCTTGGCCGTCTTCAAATTTAACATCACCAAGGCTGGTCGGGAGCCAGCCTTCGTTCGAGAGCCAATCGAGATCGACAGAGGCGCGTGTGAAAGTCGCGACATATCCACCGTTGGCAAGAATAGTGTCAGCAAAATCCGATACGGTGACTTCATGACCCTGCTGGATGACGACACCGTTCAAGTAAAGTCCTTCCCAATCGTCACCGGAGGCGAGAACATAGTGATTGTCCGCCATCACTTCGCCTCGACCGCCACGAGATGAATATCCTCGACGTCGATGACATCTTCATGCTCTTCGTTGTTGTAAAGCTCGATCGCCTCTGCGGCGGTGACGGGCTCGGCGAATGTGGTGCGATAGCGCACCGTGCCAGACACCGTAAGGTCCCACACTTCGCTCTTCTTTTCAGCGTCTG